AAGAGACCCAAACGTAAGTTTGATTTACAGATTGTGCGATTCCCCCAATCCCACGCGCATGGGCAGGCGTAGATGCCGCGGGCAAAAAAGACCATAGACGAACACAAGGCCAACGGCACTTACCGCCCCAGCCGGCACGGCAAGCCGCCCGCTGCACCGGCAGTTTCTGCCCTGGATGTATCACCGCCTGCATCCGTTCCGGCTGGTTTGCATGCTGAATGGCTGGCAATTGTCGACGATCTTAAAACTGCTGGCACGGTGACACGGACAGACTTGTGTCTGCTTGAACGTGCCTTCACGCAGCTGGGCAACGCGATAAAGCTGCAGGCAGTGTTTGACCAGTCGCTTACAGACCCAGAAGCCAGCCCCAGCGATGTGACAAAGTACCAGGGCGCAACCGCAAGCGCCACCAGCAGCTTCCAGCGTCTGGTAACCGAAATCCGCCGGGCAGTTAAAGCCAACTCAAGACCGCAAGAAAAAGACGAATTCGCCGAATGGGTGAGCTGAAACGCTACTACCAGTATGTGGAGAATGTACGGCATTCCAAAGTGCTGGCGTGCGATGCACTCAAGAAAGCCGTGGCCAGGTTCAAGACTGATCTGGCAGCCAGCCGCAAGCGCGGGGCCCGCTGGGTATTTGATGAGGCCCAGGCGGACAGCATCATACGCTTTACCGAAAAGCTGGTACAGTTCGAAGATCCTTTTGCCGGGCAGCCGATCCACCTGGAGCCGTGGGAATGCTTCTTTCTTGGCCAGCTGTACGGCTGGAGGGACAAAAAGACAGGACTGCGGCGATTCAAAAAGGCCATGCTGTTCATGGGGCGCAAGCAGGGCAAGACAATCCTGGCATCCGTTATCGCATTGTTCGAAATAATCACCCGGCATGGAGTGGAAGCCTATTCGCTGGCAACCGTGCAGCTGATCGCCAACAAGAGCTTCGAGAACATCAGCCGGTTCATCCAGCGGAACCCGCGGCTAAGCGAGCTTCTGGACATCCACAAAAGCCCCAAGTCAGTCATAAACGAAGCCCGCGGTAGTCGGTTCATTCCGCTGTCCAGTGATGGCGACCTTGACGGCCTCAACCCTCTGGTGGCGATCATCGATGAGCTTGCCGCACAGAAGAACGGAGAAGCCTACAACAAGCTGACCAGCGGCATGGGAGCCAGGCCGGAACGCCTGACTGTCATCATATCGACCGCCGCCGCATCACTGACCAACCCGCTGATAGACGAATACAGCTATGCCAAGAAAATCCTGGACGGGTCCCTGTCCGATGACAGCTACCTGGTATCCATCTACGAATATGACAAAACCGATAAATGGGACGACCTGGACAAGCTGCAAAAATCCTGCCCTAACCTCGGCGTAACTGTTCCTGTCGAGTATTTCAAAGACGAAGTCAAGCGAGCTCACGCCATACCTCTGATCGCTCTGGAATACAAAGTCAAATACTGCAACCTGTGGCAGGCTGCAGTCGATACGTGGATCCCGGATCGGACATGGCAAGTTTGTGCCAAGCTGGCCAAAACCGCACAGATCACCAGCGAAGAGCTTCGGACGGCTCCATGTGTAGCTGCCTTGGACTTTTCGACAATCTGGGACTGGACCGCCAATACCAAATACTATTACATCGAGCGCCTGGGTAAATACTTTGCCAGGCATAGGTACTACATCCCAGAGGCTCAGGTGGAAACAAAAATGCATCTGGAGAATCCTAGTATCAGGGCATGGATAGAAGCCGGCCGCCTGGTAGCCACCCCGGGCGAAACCATCGACTATAGCTTTGTGTACAAAGACCTCGATGCAGACTTGGCAGACAGCGATATCCTGGCGGTCACCTATGACCCGGCCAAGGCCAAAGAGTTTGAAATGGAGTACAGCACCAAGGCCACCATCATCCCGTTTCTGCAGCGCTCGGCCAACCTGAGCCCTGCAGCCAAAGCGTGGGAAAAAGCCATTGTTGACAAGTTGATCATTGATGACTGCCCGATTTTGCGTTGGATGGTATCAAACACGATCAACAAATCAAACCCGGACAGCGGCAGCTATTTCATCACCAAAAGCCAGAACAACAAAGCCAGGAAGCGTATTGACGGCGTCATCACCTCGATGATGGCTTATGCAGTACTGCGCGAACAGATCGCAGCCAAGGCAGCAAGGCCCAAAATCTTTGATTTGTCTAAAATACAATACTAAATGGCTGTAAAAAGTATCATATATTATACTGTTTGGTTGACACCAATTGCCATATAGAATACACTCTATTGTATACGGTGCTATACAGTGGGGGATTGATGGGCATATTTGGCCGTCGGACAAAAGTAACCACCACAGCCCCTAGTCAGCTTCCAGGCTGGCCGCGTGTTTCAAGCTTCAGCTATACCGACATCCACAAAAACACCACCGTACAAGCCTGCGTCAACGCGATAGCCAACCCTATCGCCATTCTGCCGCTCAACCTGTACACCCGCCAGGCTGATGGATCCCGCAATAAAGCCACAGAACACAACCTTTACAAACTTCTCAAGCTCCGCCCAAACACCTCCGAATCTCCCACCTTGTTCATGGGCAAGCTGATGCGGCACATCCTGCAGCGCGGCAACGCCTACATTCTCAAAGGCATCAAAGGGGCAGACATCGCCGCCCTGCGCTTGCTGGATCCCGAAGAAATGAAGCGCGATGTGACCCAGTGGCCGGCAATACGGTACATGTACCAGCGGCATGAAATCCCGGCAGACCAGATACTGCACATTCCGAGTCTGGTAACCGATGAGGCCGGCAACGGCATCGCTCCGGTTGACCTGGCCAAAGCCGCCGTTACTCTCGGCATACAGCTTGACGACTACAGCCTGTCCTCCTTCGGCAACGGGTTGAACACCAAACTGCTTATAGACATTGCCGAGATGACCAAAGACGCCAAGAACGAAGAGGAAGCCAGCGCCACCGCCCGGGTGGTCAGCAACTACGTAAAAGCCAACTATGCCGGAGCCGACAACGCCGGTAAACCTCTGGTCACATGGGCCGGCATGAGCGTCAAAGAGCTTACCCACCAAAGCAGCAACCGCGATGCCGAACTACTGGAATCCAGGCGCTGGCAGGAAATCGAGATATGCAAGGTCTTTGGCGTGGCACCTTGGATGGTCAACGGTTCGTACGATGTAAAATACGGCGGGCTTGAATCGGCCATGACTGTTTACCTGAATTTCACATTGTCACCGTATCTGCGGCACATCGAACAAAGCTTTGCCGAGCTTCTGAAACCACACGAACGAGCCGCCAATTACTTCGAGTTTGATTTCAACGTGCTGCTGCGTCCGGACGAAAAAAGCCGCGGCGAGTTCTACAACAAATTGTTCATGATGGGAGCCATCAGCCCCGCCGGCATCTGCGCAAAAGAAAACCTGGACCCGCCGACCGAGGCCGGCAACACCCGTTTTGTACCGGCACAGCTGATGCCGTTGACCGATGACAACATGGCCGCCTACATGGCCAAGGCCAAAGCCACCGCTGCCGGGCTGCTGGAGCCTGGCGCAACCGACCCAGCCCGGGCCGCCGGCGACGACAAGCTCTAAGGAGGCCGCCAAAAATGAAAGACAAACGAGTCCACGACGTATACGCCAAAGTCGAAGCCCGCAAAGCCGACAACGGCAAGAAATACATAGACGGGTTTATCCCGTACAACTCCCGCAGTGAGGAAATGTGGGGATTCGTCGAACAGATCGCCCCCGGCGCTTTCAAGCGCACATTGAACAACGGTACAGACATCTACGCCTTCTGGGCGCACGACGATACCAAAATCCTCGGTTCCAGGCGCTCCGGATCGCTGGTCCTGGACGACAGAGCCGACGGGCTTCATTTCTCCGTTGAGATGCGCGCCAACCCTGTCAACGACGATTACTACGATGCCGTTGCCCGCGGCGATGTGCAGGGCGTTTCCTTCGGGTTTTTCTCCGAGCAAGAGGATTGGGACCATACCCAGGAACCCGCATTGCGGATTCTCAAAAGCGTGCACCTTCTGGAAGTGTCTCCAGGTGTCGCATTCCCTGCGTACCCTGGAGCCCAGTCCGAGGCCGCCCGCCGATCTGTCGAACGCGAACTTCCACGCATAAACGAAATCAGAAGCAAATACAAACCAGACACGTCAGAACCGCCAAAGCCCACCCCCGGCCCGCAGGAGACTGCACCCGAGGCCCGGAGCACGGCCGACCAGGACCCCGTCGCAGCGGCAGCGCAAGAAGCGCTTGTAACCAGGCAACTGGATCAGTTGAGGCTGATCTGTGCCACGAACGGCATTAAACACGAGGTAACCAAATGACCCGTAAAGAACTGTTTGCCGACATGGAAGCCCGCGTAAAGCAGGCAGAAACCATGCTTGGCGACCCCGCAAAAGTCGATGAATTCAAAAGCCTTACGGAGAAAATAACCGTAATCGGCGACCAGCTGCGCGCAATGGACAAGGCGGACGCCGAAGTCCGCGCCATGAAAGAGGCTGAAGCCAACATGCCCGCCCCCACCGAAAAGCGGGCCACTGGCTGGCGCAACGTAGCCAACCAGATCCGGGCCATTGCAGCCGGCGAGCGACCGGGCGTGCTCAAGCTCGGCTACGACGAAATCCGCGCCATCACCAGCAACGGCGCTGGCGTGAATACCGCTCCTGGCATAGTGTCTGCGCTTGTAGACGGCGGCAAGCTCCGCTCCAAGGTGAGCGTCTTCACCGGCCCAAACGCGCAAACTGTCGTGCCCGTGTTTTCTCCGACCCTCGCGCTTCCAGTCGGCAGTGTCCAGGGAGCCACCGGCACCAGCTCAGACAGCACCGCTGTACTGGCTGGCGACGCTCTGACCTTGTATCCCTGGTACAGCACACTGGCAATCAGCATGGGTGCATTGAACTCCACCGACATAGAACGCTATTTGCCCGATGAATTCCGGAAAGCCTTCGGAGGTGCGATAGACAAAGGTATTCTTGCCGGCGCTGGCTCGGGGCAGGACATGCTCGGTGTTTTCATCGCCAGTGCTACCGGCGTACCTACCGCCAGCGACATCACCGCCACCGGCTCCGGAGCTGCTCCGACCTGGGGGGACTACGCCAAGATGGCGCTTAAACTGCTTTCGCTGGAAGGCGACAGCTCCTCTTTGGCGATTGCGGCCAACTCCGATCTGATCGCGCCTTTGATCGGATCCACCGCCGTGGGCGACCAGCCCATGAAACAAGAGTTTTTGTTCAACCGCACCATACTAGGCATCCCGGTAGTGCTGTCTAACTACGGCCTCACCACTCTGACCAGCGGCAGCTACGTGGCCGTGGGCGGGTACTGGGATCACTACGCGCTGGCGGTAGCCCAGGAAATCATTATCGACAAGATCAAAACAGTGGGCTCCGACAACATCACCTTTCAGTCCTTCATGTACATGATGGGCAAGCCACTTGTAGGCTCGTCTTTCCGCAGGCTCAAGACCGGCTAAGTGCAAGGCGCGCCGGGCTGATCCGGCGCGCCGCCCGCATGCCTTCGAGAAAGGAAGGATCCCATGGGATTACAGCTTATTGAATACGGGACCAAAGGTGCCAAAGTCTGGCAGGACGACCGCGCTCCGTACAAGATTTACGGGGCCATCGGCGAAGGTGCCCGCTCCTGGGAGCTCCGCCCCGGCCTGCCCTGCGACGACACCACCCTCAGACCCGATGAGTTCATAAACACTTTGGGCGGTACCAGCCCGATCACTGCAGGAGTGGCCGCCGGGTATCCACTGCTGATCACCACGGGCGGTACCGACTACAACGGCGTCAACATGCAGTTGCGCGGCGAAACCGCCAAGCTGGCCGCCGACAAACCTACCTGGCTGCGCGGCAAGATCAAGCTTGACGTTGACTTGCAGTCAGATCTTCTTTTCGGCCTGTGCGAACTGAAGACCGATCTGCTCAACACATCGCTCAGCCATGCGGTCACCTCGACCAATGTAGCCGGAGTGTTTTTCCACCACGCCGCCCATGCATCCGTCAAGACGCTCTACCTCAAGGTGTATGTCTCCGGCGCGCTTGTATCGATCGTAGCGGTCGGCGACCTGTCCACTGACGACATCGATTATGCGCTGTGGTGGGACGGCGTAAACCTCCACGCTTTTCTGGACGGAACCGAAGTAGCCAAGTTTGCCGGTTCACTTCCAGACGGAGAACTCACCCCCAGCATCAACGTTCGCACCGGCGCTGCCGCTGCTGTCACCGCCAGCATTGCCGAACTGGCGTTTGTCACTCTGGGATGAGGCCACTGCTCCCGGGGAGGTTCGCCTCCTTACTCTCCGGGAGCTTTTTTAAAAAGGCGGGGAAGGGTTATCGATGGCCAGCTACGTCACGCTTGCAGACTTCAAAAAATACGCCAAGAAAGTCGAAGAAGACGTAGCAGGCGAAGCCCTGTATCAGATCTATATCGATTCTGCAGAACAGATCGTCAAAGACTACTTGTCCTATAACCCGGCATCCCAGGCGTACACCCATACGCTGTCCGGATCCGGGTTGTCATTCATGCAGCTGCGCGCCAAGCCTGTCACAGCGCTGACCAGCGTAACGATAGACGGCGCATCGCGCGCTGTCGGGGACTTTCGGTTGGAAGACGAACGGCTGTATGACACGACCGGCGATATCTTTTATCTCGGCGCTACTGTGGTTGTGGCCTATACCGCGGGCTGGTCCAGCGTACCAGGCATCATCAAGCTGGCGGTCATGCGCATCGCTTCGCTTTTGGCCATGGAGGCCGGCGAAAACATCGGCGTAACATCCACCACGTTCGATGGCGGCAACTCCCGCACGTTCATAAACTACACTAACTTTGCAAAATACCTGGCACCGCTCAGTTCCTTCCGGGTGGTGCGGCTATGATACTCATGAAAATCGATGCAGACTTCGAAGACGCCAAGAACGCCCTGCGCCATCTGTCGGATGTCGAAATCGCAATATCTATCCGCTACATCCTCAACACCATTGCCACCGCCGGTAAAAACTGGGTAAAGCGCCGCATGATCGGCATCACCCAGCGCACCGGCTGGCTTAAAAAGCATGTGTATGGCTACCGCCGCAGCAATACGCATCTGGTAATAGCTGCCCCTCGGCATGTTTCGGAGACCCTGGAACGTGGTGCAGTGATCAAACACCGCCGCATCACCTACAAGCGGCATCATTTGCATTTCAAAGGCCCGGATGGCCGCTGGACAAAAGCCAAGACAGTCACCATACCGGCCAAGCGCTGGTTCACCCGCAGCATCGAGGGGTTTGATGGGTCAGCCGAGTATAAAGCAGCCATAGACAAGGGCCTGGACAAAGCCATGAAGAAATTCAACGGGGAGTGAGATGACGCAGGAAGAGCTTGCCACGTACATAGTCGCCAACTCCGCCGCGTACATCGCAGCAAGGTCAACCGTAGGCGTACCGCTGGTGGCGCTCGAAACCAAGCAGGTTTATGCAGGCGAATACCGGCAGCCGTCGCTTAAAGCCGAAGTGTTCATCGAGATTGATTCCAGCCAGACCGAGACGGAAGACCGCCCGGTATCAGGATTGTATGTCCAGTACATCGTTGATGTGTACGTGTTTTGCCTGGGAGCAACAGAAGCAGTGCTCCGGCAGCAGGCCAGGAACTACAGCCTGGCATTGTACGACTGTCTAAGCAGGCACGCCGAGTACATGACCACGCAGGAAACCGAAGCCTACGAAGGCGTAGAAGGCAAGCCGGATACCAAGGCGTACAAAATACGCTACATGTTCGAGAGCGAGGAGGTATGACAATGGCCACAAAAGAAAAAACCGTCCGGGTCAGGATGCTGGGCAACCACCGGCACTACGACAACGGCAAAACCTACGACATGCCCGAAGCCGAAGCCATCGAGCTGGCCGGCATCGGGGTTGGCATTATAGAGCTGGCGGCACCGCCCGCCAAGGAGGAATGACATGGCATTCAACATGGGAGCCGGGGCTAAATGTGCCATCGGCAAAGAATCCGCCTGGGGTACGGCCGTTGCAGACACCATGCTGATCAATTTCCTGTCCGAGTCGCTGATTCCGGAAGCCAACAAAGCAGAAGAAGAAAGCCTCCTTGCAGCCAAAGCGGCCGCCGGGTATGCCCTCCTTGGCCTCAAGGCCGGTGGGGATGTATCGTGGATCCTCAAGCCGGAAAATGCCGGGTTTACCATGAAAGCTGCCTTGGGTGGAACGGATACCGTTGTCCAGAACCAAGGCGGCGTAACCGGCCAGCACCAACACACCATCATTGCACAGAGCGCCACGGCACAGCTGCCATCATACACCCTGATCATCGACCGCAAGCAGGCCATCAAAAAGTATTCCGGCTGCAAGGTCTCTAGCCTCAAGCTTTCTGGCAAGGCTGGAGACTACATCCGCGCGGTCATGTCTGTCCGGGGCAAAGATGAGTCTACCGGCACCATCACAACGTCCACCGGGCCGACGCTCAAAAGTTACAAATTCATAGGGGCAACGCTGACTGTCGGCGGTACAGCCTACGAAATCACTGGCTTTGATCTGGAGATCGACAACGCCCTGGAAGACGGACCGCAGACAAGCATATCCGGGCTGTACCAGTCCGAGCCGATGCACGGCAGCCGTAAGATCAAGCTGATGATCGAAAAGCCATATGACGCCAATGATGAGACACTGCACACCACCAACTACCTGGCAGAGGCCGTGGTAGCAACAGTTGTCCTGCACGTCGAAAGCCCGGAGATCGTAGCCGTAGCCAGCAAGTACCGGATGGATATCACCCTGGCCAACGTTGCCATCCTGGACCGCAAAACCAACGTCAGCGGCCGCGGCGTGCTCATGTCCAGCATCACCTCAGAAGCCACCGCCGTTGGCGCAACCGAACCGATCACTGCTGTCATCTACGACGGCAACACCGCTGCGTACTAAGGGGGGATTGTGGTAGTCGTACCTAAAAAGAATTATCTGGTGTCAACGAAAATCCAGCTCGGGGCGTTTTTCGATGTGCCGGATGAGGATGTCTACATCGAACTGCGCGAAACGGATGCACTTGGCAGCATGGCCATGGATGAGGTTGTCAGCGGCGGCAACACCCGCAAAATTGTGGAGTGGTTCCGCGAAAACATGCCAAGCCTTATGGTTGGCCACAATCTGTACAAGACCGAAACAGAGCTCATGACAGCCGAAGAATCT